GCTTTTGTGAAACTAGTAAACAAATGGTATATAGAAGCATTTAATATACTTTTAGATCAACATGTTTCCAATTGCTCTTGTTGCTCAAATAAAGAATTAGAGACCTATTGTGAGTGGGTCTATACAGAAGTTGCCAAACTTCAAGAAGAATGTATTATTAGAGAAGGAATAGATGCAGATACTTCTATCAATGTAATGTTACTAATCTGCAAAGATTTAGTACAAATTGAACAAGGAATGATATCTGGAGCTTTCCACACTTTTGACAAAAACTCACTAGTAAATCAAATCTTACACATCTGCTTATTTTTGCAGTGCTGCTATGATGTAGGACAGTTATTGAAACAAAATAAAGTTAAAGAAGCAGCAGAAAAATTATGCATGACAGTAGAAGACCTACAGAAAATTGTAAAAGACGAAGGAGGATGGAATTATGGAATGCATGACGTAGCAGAATATATGAGAACATGGACCGGAGGTGATGATTTCTTACAAGGAATCGGAGCTGAAATAGGATGGTGGACTCTTGAAGTGATGGCCAAACAAGCAAAAGAACATGGATATACCATTACTTCTACAGACAAAGGAAAGATCCAAGGAGGCTTTACAGCTCAAGAAGATATGACGTTTTTAAAACGCAGATTCAGAGATGAGTATGGAAGAGTCTTTGCACCAATGGACCTAGAAGTTTGTTTAGATATATTAAATTGGAGAGATAAGAATTTAGATCCACATATTGCTACAAAACAAACAGTAGAATCAGTTTTTATAGAATTGTTTCATCACGGAAAAGCAGTATTTGAAGAATACAAAGAAAAGATCAACCGGACGTTAAAATCAGAAGGATTTGATATTTGCTCATTGACCTATGAAGAGTTATTACTTAGATTCGATGGCAAAGACCTGGAACAGCTTGTAGATACAGGCGCCCCATTAGAAGCTTACTTTGCAGAATCAGGAATATTGCCTACCGTTACAATTGAAGTCACCTTACCAGTTACTATTTTAGACCAACCAGACAATACGCAAGTACCATTGACCGTTGGAGATCTGAAGAAATATGGTAAAAGACTTAGAGAAGCAACCAAAACAATCACACCAGAGCCCGACCTTACAAAGACTACCAAAGAGTTGGCATTAACCATGTTGAAAAACGTGGCATATGTTCATACTCCAAACACATGGGACTTTTTAGTGAAAATGGGAACTAATGAATTTAAGAGAAAATACCCCGGATATAGAAACGATTCTAAACCCAAAGGAATAACTAGTCACTATTGGACTACAGACTGGGGATTACCAGGATATAAACAAACAGGCTGCAATGCCGAATGGTCAGATTTGACCAAAGAAAAGAAAATATATGCTGGAATTTTTATGAAGTACTATAGATATAGATTAAATTGTAGAGAAGTGAAACAACACATCTATGTCAATGGACAGACTAGAGAAGCGTTCCACATTATAAATAGTCCCTTTGCTAGATCTCAAGGATATGAATCAGAAGGAGAAACAGAAGATGAAGAGCCACCAAAGAAATATGTCGCTGAATGCGGAACCCTACCTGATAACAGAGTAGGAGCAGAAAGCGGCAATGTAGATTCAGTTACGACTGCCCAAAAACTGCATTGTAATAAAATTCTTTGGACTATGCCATTCATGCCACCTGATACAGATGCTTGTTCTACAGTAGAACAGTCAAAAACACAAGAAGTATTTGCTAGTACCCAAATGTGCAGAGATCAACCAATGTTGGGAGAGAACGCAAAAATTGAATTTCAAGCCTTATATAACAAAGCAATGAAAGAAGGATTCTTTGATGAAGAAATGGATGAAAACCCACACCTTTTACAGTATATTGCTAAAAACGAACAAGGCTACAAATTTCATATACAACGAGATGTTTTGAGACAGCTTATTACGAAACCAACAGTTGGAGATTATTTAAGTGCTATTAAAGCTATTATGGAATATGAAGGAGTGAGCGGAATGGCAAATGGAGAAGAAACAGAATTTGACAAAGCCTTTATGGCAGAATCTGGTACTATGGACAATTTTATTGGAAGAGTAACAGAAAGATGTGTACAAGAAGGATGGGATACCCCAAATGTGGAGTACGAAAAGCAAGGACCTGACCATATGCCTTTCTTTAGTGCTTTTACACAATTTAGAAATCAATCTTATGAATCCAAAGCCAAGACCAAGCAACAAGCCAAGAATATGGTATTTGAACAGATCTGGGATGATTTAAAACCTAAATCGAAAAATTCAGTTACATTCGTGGATAAAACACAACTAAAAGAAGTAGACCACTTGTACCTTAGCTTCATGAAAGACTGCGGTCCAATTGCAATATTTATAGATGCGGATCAATGTCATGATGTTGAAACAGCTAGAAAAGTAGAATATCCAATTCAGTTCTTTGCTATTGGAGTTGTTACTAACTTAGAAGAATGGAGAAACTTGCCCGGATGTACAGCTATTGCTGTCCCTGCAAAATATCCTGATGCTGCTGACAATGTCATACTTTCCCAAGCTTATGGAAATAAGAAAGAGACAAAGAGAATACTCGTAGTTACAGGAGATATACCATTTCAAGAAAAGTTGAAAGCTTGTGGAGTTGATTTTGAATCCACACTCTCTGATGCAATAAAAAGAGTAGGACCAAGTAGTGGCATGGCTAATACATTTAACTATTTAGTGACAAAGTATGGCCTTAGACCCAAGTTTTGGACTACAGAGAGTAGACCTGCCCCGCCACCTTTTGAAAGTTTTGAAGTTACGACTTTGAAACCAAGATATGTGGCACAGAGTGGAACAGCTGAAACTATGACTGGTGAAACTTTAGAAGCCCCAGTTACCGATGAGACCCCTGTTACTACATTTAAAGACGCAATAGGAATAGTTCCTGCGCCTGATACTCGAGTTCGTATGCAAGATTATTTGCTTGGTACAAACCCCTATGGAGATTCAGGATTACAAGGACTGGTAGAAAGAGAATACAGAGTAGCATCCATCAATTGGAGTACTGCAGATGTAGAAAATACAGAGAAGTATTATGCCAATTTTCCCTATTGTCTGTTCAACCAATTCCCTTATCTCAAAGACAAGATGAAAGCATTTGAGTATTTTAGAGCCGACATAGAAGTTACATTTAGAATAATCGGCACCCCATTTCATAGCGGACTCATGATGTGGGGATGGTTACCAAGAAATGGTTCCACAAACTCAACTCATCCATGGCAATTTAGACGACAATATGGCCTGTCGCAGTGCAATGCCGGAATTTTATCAGCACAAACCCAAGAGGCCGTAACATTTAGAGTACCTTATGTATCACCTAATCCTTATTGGAGATACGCAGACATGACAACTGATCAACCATTTGGAGGTTGCATGACTCTCAAAGTACTCACCCCCCTTATGTTAGTAGGAACCACAACCAACAGCTCTATTACGGTGGACGTTTTTATGTCCTTTAAGAATTTGGAGTATGCAGGACCTACTATACATTACATGGCCCAGAGTGGAGAAGCAAATAAGAAGAGCGCTTCACATATTGTTTCCGATTCACTCAATGCCCTAAGTGGGATAACAGGAGTTGCTTCGACTTTTGCAATGACAGCTCCAGGAGCACTTGCCGGTAGAATGACCGCAGGAGCACTTGGAATGGCGTCATCCTTTGCAAAGAAGATGGGATACTCTAGACCTATGACTACTGAAGCCCCGCAACAAGTTAGACTTGTGCAAACAGACTCTATGGCAACCGGTACAGGACTTAATACTGGTTTCACTTTAGCTAATACTGTGGAAAATGCTGTAGATGTCAGCCCGCCCGTTTTTGGAACTACAAGAGATGAAATGTCCCTAGATGTTCTGAAAGTAAAGCCCGCCTTTATTTGGTCAAGTTCCTTTGATTCAACTACTGGCCCCAACACCATTATCATGAAATTTCCAGTCAGACCCCAGATTGGTCCATGTTTCAAGGTAGCTGGTACCCCAGGATCAATAGCAGATGCATATCAACGCTTTTGCATACCAGGAGGATGTATTGCCTCCATGTTTAAGTATTGGAGAGGAAGTATGAAATTCGCTTTTACTTTTTCTTGCAGCAAAATGATTACTGCTAGACTGCGTTTAACCTGGCACCCTAATCCCGACGAAGTCCCGTCCACATCTTACACCGAAGACCAAATAGGAAATTTGATTTCCATTGTCTTTGATGTGAAAGGAGATACTGATCTCGACATACAGATACCATTCTTACAAGAAGTTTTGTATAGAAAAGTGATGCTTGAATTGGCACCACCCTCTTCTGAATACTATTTTTGTAATGGATTCTTGACCCTATCTGTAGTTACTCGAGTCGTTTCTCAAACTGCCCTCGTAGCTGATACAAAGATTTACTATGTAGTCTTTGCTGGATGCGGAGGAGATATGCAGTTTATCAACACACGATCCTCCAACAGAGCTAACTATGACGACCTTACTGTGTTTCGATCATTCGATACTACAGGAGTCCCAGTAGGAACTAATGTTGGACAGGACAGCACCTCAAGTAACATAATCGACCTTAGATTTGCGAAAGAGTTCCCAACTATCATACCAGCTAGTGGACATTCCATAGCTAACCTGTGTGATGGTGACCATATTGCAGCGATTCACCAATTAACTGGAAGACCCGTGTTTCAACAACACATCATTGCTTACAATGATACACCAGATTCTTTGGCTATACCATCAATTGCCTTGAGAAAGGGAGATTCACCTTTTACCTTGTTCAATGAATGGGCCATGTACCATAAAGGCTCATATTATTTCAAGTTCTTTAGAGCTCCATTAGGCAATGCGTACACTTTTAATCCAAGTGGAGGCGCGCTACAAGTCTACATTACGGATTTGAATGACCTGCAACCAAGACCTTTCCCGAAGATCACAGACGTGTCCCGTAATGGACAGCAGTTTGAGTACTTCAGAGACTCTCAATGTTTGGACATCAAGATGCCCTATCAGAATAATTATCCTTATATACATAATTCTGTGCCTCTTGACCCAACTAACCTTACCTGGCCCGAATTCGAACAGACGACTGTAGGATTCCGCTGGATAGGCTCAACCACTTTGAATTCCGTTGTCGGATTTGAAGGCGATGTGTTTGTCTCCACGGGAGACGATTACGCATGGTCCTGGTTTATGGCTTGTCCTGCGCTGGTAGAGGGTCCCACCGAAAAGCCCCTTGACACCCCGGTTGCGATTGACCGCTCAAAATCTTCTGTGAATTTGCAGAAGGAGTTTGAGTTAACAAGATCTTATTTTAAGAAGTAGACCCCGAGCGTTATACTTATAATTACAGTTTCTGACCGTGTACTGTTTTTATTGATTGTGCTCACTACAACGAAAG